CTCTTGATAAGTTCCACCTCCTCTGGGGTAATACGTGGACTATTTATCATCATCATAAAGCTATTTATTAGCGTGTCACTCGCATTGAGGATATAGCTTGACCTCTGTGTGAATGTAGTTCCGACCAAAGAACTACACCCTTTAGATTTGTTAATCTATCTATGTGGAAAATAAATGTTCTAAAAAGGCAAATCTGAGGAAAACATCTCAAATCTAATATCTGTTATTTGTTTATTAATAGTAAATATTAAAAAGTTTTCAATATCTTCATCTAATTTACATCTTCTTATAAGACTATTTAAAATCTTAACTAAAACATCTATTCTGTAATACCCTAAAGATTTCATTTTGAGCATTATGTTTGTATCAGCCCATATTAATACATTTTTAAGACTAATATGGCCTTTTATTAATTCATATAGGTCATATGGTAAGAATATAAAATTATCACCATAATGACCTTTACGCTGTTCTCCATCGTAAACGATTAAACCTTTTTGGACTAATTTAACTCTAGCAGTATCTTTATATGTTTCTTTTACACAATATTTTTTTTCAATTCCTTTTAATATATTCAATAAACTTCTCAGAATACAACAGCTAATATTTCTTAAAACTGTAGTATTTACATGTTTAATTCTTAGTATTTTATTATTATATTCTTTATATTTATCGCATATACTATTTAAATTGTATTTTTTGTAATTTTCATTGAGTAAGAAATACTCAAATATATCACAAATCACGCGTTCTAAATCTCTATGTTTTTCAAATATATTTGGTTGTCCAACTTCATGATTAGGTAGTTGAACATTAACTCTCCAAGATATACATTTCCCATTTAAATACTGATATATATAAAATCCGTTTTTATTTGCTGTTACATAATCCATTTTAAATTATTTACAAAAAATTTAGCTAACTCTAACGCTGTGTCTTTGTTAGTTGTTTTAACAAATATGGAATATAGTTCAGAAATAGTTTCTTCACTACTCTTCCCCATCGAGAGATTAATCTTTCGTATATTATCTACATACGGAAGATAGTACTTAAACCAATCAACCCAACCAATAGTTGGTTTTAGAATCAGTTCATCATCCTTTGAGAGTAAATCCCAATCTAAACTCTTTTTATAATCAAACAGTTTATTTTTGTTAGAGATACCCAATATAATTCTAGTAGCATTATATCTGTCTTCTTTATTAACATAGATATTTATCTGTTTATCATAAACTAAGTTCAACCATCTCTCTTTGGCTTTACACCATTTGAGAGCTAAATCTACATAGACAGGTATTCTGTCTCGTAGCATATTTTTGTAACCAGTATTCATAGTGAGCATGAGAGGAATCGAACCTCTTTAAGCCTACCATGCTCATTCTAAACCACTTTGGTAGGTTATCGCATCCACCTGACTTTTACTTACGCTACGCAAGTATAGTCTACAACATTAAAGTTGCCATTTAAATATATACAATATCCTTCCTAACTAAATAGGTGTATTTACTTCTGATATTAGTCAAACGCCAATCAGCCCCATTGTAGGAGGGTTGGTCTACATACTGCTCTGTTAAGAATCCTCTTACAAGACTCTCCTCCTCTCTATATTTTTGTAGTGGAGCTGACGGGAATCGAACCCGTGTCCTAATATCTTAACTCATACAGAATAAAGTTTCTTTTTCTTAGGGGATGAGTGGAGTAGCGACCTCCAAACATCCGTTTTAAGGCTATTTTAAAGCGTTTTAAGACGATTTAATCCTCTTCGTGGTTAGCTACTCCACTTAGACTCATAAAACCTCTTAAAACTCAAATAAATAACCTTTATTTTAATATAAAACTATATAATGACTCAAAGGTTCTATATATAGTTATTATGTATATATTCTTGATATGTTATGCAGTGTTCATAAATGAGAGCACCGACTCAATGGTTCGCACATAACAGTTTTTTGAATATAACGTATAGTTTATTCTGCGTACGTTCACAGTCTTGTTCCATCGTGACTCGAAGGCTCTTGATGTTAATGTTAATTCACTAAAAAGAGGGTGTTTTCTCCAGGCCCACTTCGTGGCGCCACGCACATTTAAACTATCTGTCTCCCACTATCCACGCTGACTCAAAGGTTCTTGTGGCGAACTTAGTACGAAATCTGGGTTTAATAATCCCAATCCCATCTGAAGCTGTTGCCAAAGTTGGCGCGCAGCTCATCAAGCTCACTAGAATAGATTTTATCGTTCTCGATGTTTTCTTTATTGAACTCGTTTTTCATCTCAGTTCGCTTTTCGTAATACTCCTTAACGGTAAGTTTCTTTGCGAGCAAATCATCGAGAAGTTCCTTTGATTTTACCAATAGTTTCTTCGTAGATTTTTCTTCTCTACGACGTGAACGTAATTTGATGAGACCCTTGTTGTTCTGATAAGTAGCACATAGAATTGCAGCTTTCGCTTCCTTTTGCTGCTTTTCGTCGATTTCGTCTTCAATAGACTTCAACGCCTTTGTGATATTATCAGCTTTTAAGAGATTTTTCTCTCTTATGTCTGTCATTACATTCTCATCATTTGGTAACTCTACTCCTTGACCTTGTTTTTTTGTTTCTTTTGCCATTTTTGATAAATTTTTAATTGTTAATTTTTATAACATCTGATACAATATAATTTGTATCATGAATTATTTTAAAGTTGCTCTCTTTTCCTTTAATACAGTTTTCGTCTCTAGGTGCTAAAAACTCTTTACACCTCGATATGAGTATTAAAGATTCTCTAGCATTTAGAGCGTCTTCCATGTTGTTGTAGATAGCTCTTGAACGTAAATTTTTTCTCGTTCCATTGCTACTACGAGTCCAAGTCTCTATAATAAATTTCATTTTTATTAACTTTATTTTTTGAACGACTATACGGTTTAGCATTAATATGTCTAGCCTTCTCTATTCTGCCATTTTTCTCAACAAATTGGCTCATTCGTTCTTTTAACATAGCTTTTATTATTTATTTATTAATTTTGCTACTAATTTTAGAACTCTCTCGACAGATGCTTTGTATTCGTAGTTTCTACGAATATTCATTGGAACAGGTTTATTGGAAATAATTTCCAACGCACTTTTAAGCTCTATTGGAAAATTTTCAATATCAGCTACCTTTTGGAATATTAACTTTGGTTTACTCCATTCTAGTTTGAAAAATTCTTTCAAATAGATTAAAGCATATTCAACGTCTGTCTTTTCGTGTTCTCCAGAATATTCTTGGAAAGACTCTTTCGATACGATTGTTTCAACAATGTCTTTTTCGGTCATTATTGTTACTTTCGCACCGTTCATCTGAATTGTGTTACTATTACTCAATAATTCTATTATTGATTCTATGTTCTTTGCGGTTGGAGCAATTCCATCATACAATATAACAATAGCTCTTTTTTCCATATTATTTCATGTTTTTATCATCGTATAATGTATCTATCTCCATCGGTTGTTTCCTCGGCAAGTTATTATAAATCCTTTTATTGGATTCATACTCCTTAGCCACATCTCTCAATGTTATAACTTCGTGTGGTTTTTCTTTTAATAGAACACCAACTACTTCGATTAACACTTGTTGAGGCATATCCTTAAATACGCTCTCATAGTTTTTTCTAGCTATGAATTCGTTTTGTATAGACACAGCTCCTCCAACTGAACTAATTTCTGGATTATAGTGATTTTCTACAATCCTTACAACTTCCGCACTATCTAGTACGGTTTGAGCAACTCTCTTTTTTGGGTTAGTTTTAGCATTAAACAAGATAACGCCAAAACCTACAACAATCACTAAGGTTGCTGCAATAATTCCCCACATTAAATGTTTCATTTTTTAATAATTTTTTGATAAAATTTATTTTTACAATCTAGTTTTTAGAGAACCCAGAATAAACTCTTAATCTTCTTCAAAGTCTTCTTCTTTTGCTCCAACTCCTTCACTTGGGTCAAATTCTTCATCACTAACTCCAGGACTTGCTGTAAGCATAAAAGACTCTAATTTGAGACGTTCTGTAAACGTCTTTGGTTTTAAATACTTCTTTTTCATAATTTATTATATTAAAACTGTCGGCTAGGTTGATTACGATACAACATCTAACACGAAACGCGTTTGTTCTCACCTTTAAACTACTAGCCGTAAATAAAACTAACATATTCTCACGAACCTGTTAGTTGAGAGTATACATAACGATTCAAACATTTTGCTAAAATCATTTTCACAAACAATATTTAGCCCATTAATGTATTAATATAAAATAAAAAGTAGTATATAACAATTCCATGTACCGTAAACAGGAATCGAACCTGTATAGTTAATAACCAATCTCACAATTACAGTAAATTAATGTAACTATTCTCTCGAACCATTACATTATATAAGTATAATTTAATATACGAACTAAAACGTTTAAGATAAGATGAGCTTGTCTTCACAGATTTACTCATCATAGACATGACACTAAGTAATAATAATAATTTTAATTACGCCTATTACGTGTGATTCATGCAGGATTCAAACCTGCGACCCACAGCTTAGAAGGCTGTTGCTCTATTCGCTGAGCTAATGAATCATGTGGAAAGTGGGAGAAATTAATCTCCCACATAAAATGCATAGATATAAACTATATTACATTTTATCCAACTATCCTTTGTTTTGTTTTGTTTCAATCATATAATAATCTTCAACTAATTACTAAATTTCATATATGATAAAACAACTATTCTCACGAACCGTTGTTTGTTAGAGCCGCTGCTCTTAGCTAAATAAAATTCAAAACCTAAAAAGATGGTGTATATAGTAGTGTATGGAGAATTCCATTCTCAGCTGCGCGCTATAAATAATTGCAATTATTATCATACACTTTGATAGTATACTTCCCCTCCACGTTCTTTCATTCTGGACTTGGGACCAGCCGTACCCCTCTTGGCCTTTGAGAGCGTAGGTAGTGTTAGAAGTATCTTTTTGGGAGATGGTTTGATACCACCTCCCTTTTCAGTTAATCACTGTGATATTGTAATACAGTAATTCCATACCATATTACACAAATTGCTATTAACGCAACATTGAAAAATGTAGCATCAACAAGTGAGCCGATGTAATAATATACAAATACGGCTATGAAAAACAGAATTAGTTCTATTCTTCTTAATCTTAGTTGTAGAAGACGATTCGCCTTCTTTATTTCTTCTTCCATTTTGTAACTCGTTTAAATATAATTGATTTATATCTACAATCTAATTTTGATTGTCCGGTTTTACCATCAACAATCCCCATGCAGGTGTAGAGATTATTAAATGCACAACCTTCACAACCATTTTCCGCTTTGTAAGCTCTGTATACAACATTATTTATTGTGCATAGTTGTCCTGGTTTCGGAGTTTTCATAATATATAATGTTTTTTATACTGTATCTTATATATAGTACTTCTTTAAAAGGAGCTTGTAACTTGCAAGCTTTATGAAAATATCCATTCCAAGTCTTTTCGCTTTTCTCGTAATGAATAATTTTTTCAAACTGTCTTATTTCCACAATCATCTTTTGTCCAGTTTTTGTTAACAATTTAACAATTTCTGGCTCTTCGTCGAATACCCTTTCCCACGATTTAGATAGTTTGTGTTTTAAAACAATAACTCCTTTTAATATATCATCACACTCTTTCTGTGTTATAACTAAAGAAGGAAATTTTACAGCTTTAAGACAGGTTTTGTCTTTTTTAATTACTTTACCACTACTCTTTCTAATAAAGAAAGCATCGCCTTTGTAATTCTCTGCTGTTATTATTCCATACACCTTAAGATTGTTTTTTCTTAAGGTGTATTGTACTAAATCTCCAATTTTCATTTCCTTATAACCCTCAATACTGGTTTGAACCTAATTAATGAACTAATTTGACCATTCCTTAGTTTTATACCAAGAGATGGTTCAATTCCATTAGCTTTACAGGTCTCTATATAATCATATACAGTTTGGCTAACTGGAATCAGTTCGTTAATTTTATTCGCTATATCTTTATATACAGCAAAATACCTTGGTTTACCTGTTGATGTTGTAGTACTAGTATATTTTACAATATACTTCGCATTACAGTACACAGTATCATATTGAGCTTTAGGTTTTTGTGTATAACTTTGTGCATTACATTTTGTAACACACAAGCTGATAAACATTACAATCAATGCTACAACTAGAGTTATTTTAACCCAAATGGAATCCTTTTTCATTTTATATAAATTTTGATATTTTGTTAAACGTGTTATACAAATAATTGTATTTGTTTGAGAATTTCTTTGACCTTTCTCATGTGTCTTTGTTGATTGTTGACTATAATAAGCCTTTTTCTGTATTCATCTAGACTTAAATATGTTTCTAAAACTATATAATCTCGTAAAAATTTCCAGTTTTTACTATCACTTTTATCTATTTCATAACCAAACCCTATAGCAGTTATTTTTTCTCCATAAAGTCTTTCATATTCATAGATTTCTTTTGATAACTTCTTTGATAAGTAATCCGTATTAATTATAGTTTTTTCTTTTTCAGTTAGAAATAACTTTGTATTAACATGAAAATATCTTGTACTCTTGATTATCGTAGTTTTACAACTGTCTATTTTACGATTAACCATACTCCTTCAAGTTTAGAATTATAATTCTTTAGATTATTTTCAAACTGTTTAGTCAGAATGTAAATCTCATTCTTTGTTAATCCCTTAGCTATAAGAATACTTGCTCCTCCAGACTTAAAGAATAGTCTAAATCTGGGATTACCAACCTTATCAACAGAGGATTTATCTTTCCTCTGTCTAATAAGCTGGTTTTTTATATGAACTTCCTTATTCTCCATCGAGTATATCGTGTGCGTTTTGGTTAATTCTATCTATGACAGAACTTGTCACATCTTTAAGTAACAATTCTTCTACGATTTCTTTTTGCATTGTTATAAGGTTGTTGATTTTATCAAAATCATTTCCACCAAGTTCCATTTCAACTGTATCTAATGGAATTTCTTTTGATATGAACTCAACGCAAACAATACCAGCTTCACTTTCGCAAAGTCCTAAGCTTGGGTCGATTTCCTTTATTTTTTCTACAAGAGGACTTACTATTTCATGCTCTTTTTTCTTGTAAAAGTTGAGCAAATCTGATGTTTTAATGAACTCTTCTTCAACCTCTACTATTGTAGAGATTTTTAACATACTGTCACTTATTTTGATAACATTCATAATTTTGATAATTATTCTTTATAGTTGTTTACTATATTTTCTATCTCTCTTATTGCTTTCTTTAATCTCTTGGCGTATACTAACCTATAGTTATATTTATCTTTTTTAAAGAACGTATGAAAGTATACGCGTTTGAAATCCGCTTTCAAATTACGTATATCTATAACGTAAAACACTCCTGATAAATCAGTATATGGTGATATGTCTTTATTATACATCTTTATGATATTCTTCACCTCTTGCAATAGACTTTTATTGTTGTTTATAAGTCTTTTTTCACAATCGGCAAAGTTTAGACAACACATTATAGAATAGTTTTCATCATATGGATTAATCTTACTGATTTTTATATCTCCAATTTCCATATCATATAAACATTTCGTATTGAACACCACGATTTTCGCTCAAGAACTTTATGTTTTCTTCTGTTTTAGGCAGAATGTCACAAAACCTCTTAAGTTTATCAAACAGTAGAGTAACTCCATCTTTATCTATATAAAGATTAGACTTCTTATTAGGACTAAAACTATGACCAAAGAACTTTTGTTCTTCTTTTTTCGTCATACAATTAGCTTTAACTTTTCTCTTTTTGAAAGACTTATAAGACTTTCCATCATCTAACTTTACAGTTCTTCTTAGATATGGTAGGTCTTTTTCCGTTAGAACTTTATCTTTTTCCATATAAATATACTAGATTAAATGGCTAATATTTTTCTAACTTCTTCAAAAGAGTTCATAACTGAATAGTCTTCATATTCTGTTATTATTTCAGCTCCATAGTCCGCTTCTTCTATTGCTACAACAATAGAGATATCTAAC